CCCGCGGTGCGCTAACACCTACGGGGTTTCTTACCGATCCGCATCTGAGGTGCTTCATGGCTGCAGCGAATTCTACACAACCAACCCTCCTCAGCGAACTAAAAGTTTGCACAAAGTGTTCCGAAGCGAAACCGCGCGTGGAATTCCACATCGGCAAGGAATACCCGGACGGGCGCAAAGCTACGTGCAAAGTGTGTATGCAGATTCAACGCCGGGCCAAGTACCACAGCCAGAGAGAAATGGAAGTAGAGAAGCGCCGTGCAAGGAAAGCTACCGAAGAGTGGCAAGCGCTAAAACCCGAGCGTAAAGAGGCCGCCAAGGTTCGCCTAAAGAAACGAATCAATGACGCCATGCCGGATGATAAGTGCTGCATGTCATGTGCCAGCATACTCCCTGCGACAACCGCATATTTTCACCGCGCCCCCACCGGCAGCTTCGGTTTAACGTCGACTTGCGTAGACTGCGTACGCATCGCGTACCAGAAGAGAGCGGCAGAAGACAGGGACAAGATTAGAGAGACTGCTAGGGCTTCTTACGCTAGGAATGCACCACGTAAACTCGCCCAGCAGAAAATCAAAAGGCGTACTAACCCAGCATTCGCTATCCACATGCGAATTTCTAGCTCCGTGAGAAATAGCCTCGGCAGATCAAGATTAGGCACCTCGTGGATTAACTTTCTTGATTTTAGCGCGGCGGATCTGCATATCCATCTTGAGCGGCAATTCACCGAAGGCATGACGTGGGAACGCTTTATGGCCGGAGAAATCGAGATAGACCACATAATCCCTGTGTCATTTTTCCGCCTTAGCGCGGTTGACTCGGTGGAATTCCGGATGTGCTGGAATCTGAAAAACTTGCAACCGCTTTGGCGTTTAGATAACCGTCTGAAGCGCGATACCCTCCCGGCCAACTTCACTGAGCTGTGGAACGAACTCTATTACGAGGCGAACCGATATGCAGCTTGAGTGGACAACGCATAACCCGACGTGGGAAGCCGATATCGTCGCCGGACGAAGCCTTCTACCATGCGCACCCCTCTTCCCTGAAGAGGCCCTGGCCGGACTGGACGTTATGCAACAGCTCCGGATCGTCGACGCACCCGGTAGCCCGACCATCGGCGAAGCATGTGCCCCGTGGGTCAGTGACTTCGCTGGTTCGGTTTTCGGTGCCTACGATCCGGACTCGGGTATCCGGCACATCAAAGAATTCATGTTGACCATTCCGAAGAAAAATTCGAAGAGCACGATCGCCGCGGCGATCATGTTGACGCTGCTGATTCGCAACTGGCGAACGTCTGCTGAAATGATCATCCTCGCGCCGACTATTGAAGTAGCTAATAACGCGTATGCGCCCGCGCGCGACATGGTGAAGCACGACCCCGAACTGGCCGAACTGCTGCAGGTGCAGGACCACTTGCGCACGATCACCCACCGCGGCACAGGCGCCACGCTGAAAGTGGTAGCGGCTGACTCGAACACCGTGTCGGGCAAGAAAGCCAGTTTCGTGCTGATCGACGAGATTCATCAGTTCGGCGCCATGCCAAACGCGGAAAACATGTTCCGTGAAGCGACAGGCGGGCTGATTGCCCGGCCCGAAGGTTGCATCATCTACTTGACCACGCAATCCGATAAACCGCCTGCGGGAGTGTTCCGCCAAAAGCTGATGTACGCTCGAGGCGTGCGCGATGGCCGGATCGACGATAAACGCTTCCTGCCGGTGATCTACGAATTCCCACAGCACATGCTAGATTCTGGCGAAGCGCGCAATGCGGAAAACTTCCACATCGTCAACCCGAACATGGGCTACTCCGTAGACCGCGGCTACCTGGAGCGGGAGTATTCCAAAGCGCAGGAGACCGGTGAAGAATCCGTCCTCGGCTTCCTGAGCAAATTTCTGAACATTGAGATCGGCCTAGCGCTGCGCACCGACCGTTGGGCCGGCGCCGATTACTGGCAGGAGCAGTCCGACAAGACTGTTACGCTCGATTCAATGCTCGAGCGCTGTGAGGTGATCGACGTAGGGATCGACGGCGGCGGCCTTGATGACTTGCTGGGGCTCTCCCTGGTCGGACGTGAGAAGGACACAGGGAACTGGCTTACGTGGGCCGGCGCATGGGCCCATCCCTCCGCACTTGCCAGGAACAAACAAGAGGCTGCGCGCTTCCACGATTTCAGCAGGGATAAAGATCTCGTCTTAGTCAAGCGCATCGGTGAAGACGTAACGGAAGTCTGCGACATCGTAGAGCGCGTTTATGAATCCGGACTGCTTGACAAAATCGGGGTCGACCCTGTTGGGATCGGGGCCATCTTCGACGAGCTGGTAGCCCGGGCGATTCCGGAAGACAAGATCGTCGGCATCAGCCAGGGGTGGAAACTCGGCGGCGCGATAAAGACCACAGAACGACGACTGGCCGAAGGGAAGCTAAAGCACGCCGAGCAACCGCTGATGGCGTGGTGCGTCTCCAACTGTCGCGTAGAGCCGCGGGCAAACTCTATCCTTATCACCAAACAGGCATCCGGCTCGGCCAAGATCGACCCGGTGATGGCGCTGTTCAACGCGGTGTCGCTGATGGCACTCAACCCACCGGCTGCGCACAAAAAGTTCCAAATGCTATTTCTTTAGGTTACAGTGCGCGTAATTTACCGGAGCTGTATACATGAACAGAGCCTACAGTTTTCTTGAGGTTAAGGCCGTCGGCGAGGAGACCCGCACGATCACCGGCTGGGCGACCACGCCAGAAGTGGACCGCGTAGGCGACATCGTGGAGCCGCTCGGGGTCAAGTATAAAAACCCTCTACCGCTCCTGTGGCAGCACGAACACGACAAGCCCATCGGCCTGGTCGAGTTCGGCAAGCCGACTGCGAAGGGTGTTCCATTTACCGCAACGCTGCCGCGTATCGAAGAACCCGGCGCACTTCAGGACAGGATTGAAGAAGCCTGGCAGTCGATTAAAGCGGGTCTAGTGCGTGCCGTGTCGATCGGCTTCCGCTCCCTGGAGTCCGAGAACATCGCAGGGACTTGGGGCACCCGTTTCATTCAGTCCGAAGTTTTTGAATTGAGCGCGGTGACCATTCCGGCCAACGCAACCGCTACTATCAACACCGTCAAGTCTTTCGACACTGGATTACCCGCCGCGTCCGGCAAAAAGGAATTCACTGTCGTCAAACTTGCGAAACCCGCCGGCGCTTCGGCAACCGTTACGAAAAAACTACCCGTTACCCCGAAGCCCGAGGAGGGCCAAGACATGAACTACGCAGAACAAATCAAGTCCTTCAAGGACACCATCGAACAAAAGGCTGCCCGTCAGAAAGAGCTGATCGAAGCTGCTGAAGGCCGCACCCTGGACGCTTCCGAGTCGGAAGAGTTCGATACCATCACCGACGAAATCAAGGCTGCTGAAGTACACGTCACCCGCCTGGAAGTGATGGAAAAATCCAACATCGCCAAGGCTGCGCCAGTTCAGGACGTGACCAAGCAGACCCACCGCGCGCCGCTCGTTGCGAAAAACACCGAGAAGCTGGAGCCAGGCATTCTGTTCGCCCGTTATGCGATGTGCAAAATGGCATCGCAGAACAACCCCGCAATGGCCGTGGAAATCGCAAAGTCGAAGTACCCACAGCACGAAGAAATGGTCAAGACCCTGGAGCTGGAAGCCCGCGGTCAGAAAATGCAGACCTTGATGAAGGCCACTGTAGAAGCAGGCACCACCCTGGATGCCACCTGGGCTGCCCCCCTGGTTCAGTACCAGAACTTCGCCGGTGATTTCGTCGAGTACCTGCGCCCTCGTACCATCCTCGGCCAGTTCGGCACCGGCAACATTCCGTCGCTGAACCGTATCCCGTTCAACGTTCGCATCGCTGGTCAAACATCGGGTGGACAGGCGTACTGGGTAGGTGAAGGCGCGCCGAAGCCGCTGACCGCATTCGACTTCAACGATACCGAACTGCGCTGGAACAAAATCGCGACCATCGCGGTTCTGACCAACGAACTGATCCGCTTCAGCGATCCTTCGGCAGAACGCCTCGTACGTGACGGCCTGGCCGCTGCGGTAATCGAGCGTGCTGACATCGACTTCGTGGACCCGGCTAAAGCAGCGGTAGCGAACGTGTCGCCTGCTTCGATCACCAATGGCATCGCCGGCATCCCTTCCAGCGGTAACACCGCTGAAGACGTCCGGGCCGATGTTGCCGCACTGTGGGCCCCGTTCATCGCCGCACGTAACGCTCCGCGTAACGCCGTGTATCTGATGGACTCGACCACCGCGCTTGCCTTGAGCCTCATGCTCAACCCACTGGGCCAGGCCGAGTTCCCGGGCTTGAACCTCAACGGGGGCACCTTCCTCGGGGTTCCGGTGATCGTTTCGGACTACCTCCCAGTTGACTCCGGCGGCGGCATGGTGATTCTGCTGAACGCTTCCGACATCTGGCTGGCGGACGATGGCCAAGTCACCATCGACTCGTCTCGCGAAGCTTCCCTGCAGATGCTGGACAACCCGACCAACCACAGTGGCACCGGTACGCCGACCACCATGGTCTCGATGTTCCAGACCAACAGCACTGCCTTCTTGGCGGAACGTTTCATTAACTGGCAGCGCCGTCGTGTAAGCGCCGTCGCCTGGCTGGATAACGTGAACTGGGGCACCGCCGCTTAATGCGCTACGCTGAGTGAACTGGAAAGGCCCTTCGGGGCCTTTTCTTTGAGTAATTTTCGGAAACCCGTATACTCGGGTGAAATTTGAGGATTTTTCGCATGAGCAAAGTCGAATTCATCTATAGCAAAGGCGGGAAAAAAGTTCTCATGGCGCAACGCTACGCGGAAATCCTACGCAAGCTAGATCACGGCACTTATGAGACCCGAATGCTCACCGCCGCGCCCGTGAAGCCTGTAGTCGAAGACGAACCGCTCGTTTCCGAAGCCCTAGCGGTGTTCGCTGACGAGAACAATGTCGATTTGTCGAAGGTAACCGGCACCGGTAAAGACGGGCGAATCAAGAAGTCCGACATCGAAGCATTTATCGCAGTGCAGGTGTAAACGATGCGTATTTTCGGCCGAGAGTTGTCTCTGACCTTCAAGCGCGCGCCTATGTCGCCGGCGGGTACGGGACTGGGCGGCTGGTGGCCGATGATCAAGGAGCCCTTTAGCGGAGCGTGGCAGAAGAACGAAACCTGGACCAATGAATCCGTCCTGGCGCATTACGCGGTATACGCCTGCGTCACCCTGATCGCGAACGACATCGGCAAATTGCGCCAGCGGTTGATGATCCTCGACGCGAACGGGATCTGGAAAGAAACGACCAGTCCTGCGTTTAGCCCTGTCCTGAAAAAGCCCAACAACTATCAGAACCACATCCAGTTTAAGCAATGGTGGCAGACCTCAAAGCTGATCAGCGGCAACGCCTACGGCCTGAAGCAGCGCGACCAGCGCGGCGTCGTAACGTCGATCTACCTTCTCGACCCGTGCCGTGTGCTACCCCTGGTAGCTGAAGACGGTTCGATCTACTACCAGCTCAGCAATGACAATCTGAACCGCGTAGGCGACGGCGTAACCGTACCGGCGTCCGATATCATCCACGACCGGATGAACTGTCTGTTCCATCCCCTGGTCGGGGTGTCTCCGTTGTATGCCGCGGCGCAAGCCGCCTGCCAATCGCTCAAGATGCAGAGCGATAGCTCTACGTTCTTCGAGAACGGCGCACGCCCGGGCGGTATTCTTTCTGCCCCCGGTGCGATCAGCGACGAGACAGCAGCGCGCTTGAAAGCGCATTGGGATGCGAACTACACCGGTCAGAACGCAGGTAAGGTCGCCGTGGTAGGGGACGACCTGAAGTTCCAGCAGATGAAGATGTCGGCCACTGATTCGCAATTGATCGAGCAATTCAAGCTGACGGCTGAAATGATTTGCACAGCGTTCCACGTTCCTCCGTCTAAAGTCGGGGTCGCAACCGCACCCACCGGCACTACAGCGGCACAAGAAAACCAGAAGTATTACTCGGACTGCATCCAGGTGTTAGCCGAGGAGTACGAAGCCTGTATGGACGACGGCCTTTCGCTGCCGGTTCAGTACGGCGTAGAGCTTGACGTTGACGGCTTGCTGCGTATGGATCTCGGATCGCTTGTCACCACTTTGGCGGCGGCGGTAGGCGGTGGAATCATGACCCCGAACGCGGCGATGCGGAAATTGAACCAGCCACCGGTAGAAGGCGGCGATACCGTATACCTGCAACAGCAGAACTACTCCCTGGCCGCACTGGCTCGCCGCGATGCGTCCGCCGACCCGTTCGGCACAGCTCAGCCCGTAGCATCTACGCCCGTGGCGGAAGACCCAGAAGAGCCGACCGACGAAGACATCCAAGACCAGGCGCGTATGCTCGCCTTGCTGATCGAAAAGAGGCTGACCAATGAACCTGCGTGAACTTGAAGCGCAAGCGGAATTCTTGGCGCCGGTGATTGCCGCCGCCGTGGCGAAAGCTGTCGCGCCTTTGCGCGAGGCCCTATCGCAGAAAGAGCAACAGATCGACGCGCTGCATAAACGTATCAACGAACTACCGGCGCCAATCGAACCGGACCTTGAGGCCATCGCTGCGCTCGTCGTGCTGCCAGAAGTGAAGGACGGCAAAGACGCCGAACCGGTCGACCTGGAAGCCCTGGCGAAAGCCGCTGCTGAATTCGTCCAGTTGCCTACCGTCGACCTGGCGTTGCTCGCGGCCGAAGCCGCTGCGCTCGTGGTAATGCCCGAACCGATCGCGGGCAAAGATGCGGACCCAGTAGACCTTCAGGAACTCGCCCGCTCTGCCGCCGCGCTTATCGCGGTTCCAGAAGTCAAGCAGGCGCACGACGGCCGCGACGCCTTGGAACTTGAGATCCTGCCGACTATCGACGAGTCGAAGCAGTACCCTCGGGGCACTTACGCGGCCTTCCGTGGCGGCCTGTGGCGCTCCTATGAACGTACCCACGGCATGCGCGGCTGGGAATGCATAGTGGATGGCGTGGACGGCGTAGGCGTAGCACAGGACGGCGAAAGGGCTTTCTCCGTTACAGTGACCAAATCCAGCGGCGCCACAGTCGCCGAGAAGTTCGAAATGCCGATCCAGATTTACAAGGGTGTCCACCGTGACGGAGACGAGTACGCCGCGCATGACACCGTGACTTGGGGCGGCAGCCAGTGGGTATCGAACAAGTCGGCGAACACCGACAAGCCCGGGGCTAACGACTCGTGGACGCTCTGCGTTAAAGCCGGGCGTGCAGGTAAAGACCTGCGCGAGAACGCGAGTACCTTCGACCCAGCCAAAGGGGTGTCACTGAAATGATGTACGTCACCCTGGAGCGCGGCAAGCAGCACCTGAATATGGATCACAACCTGGATGACGTGCTAATCGAGGCGTATATCGGTGCGGCGTCCAGCGCGGTGAAGAACTACCTAAAGAGCGCTTCGCCGTATGAGGTCGAGCGCGACAGCAACGACGATCCGATCCTTGATAGCTCGGGCGACCCGAACTACATAGTCGACAGCTCCGGCGACAAGGTTGTGAAGTACGAAGTTCAGGCCGCCACGCTCCTACAGCTCGGCTTCCTGTACAAAGACCGCGACGAGAACGCAGACGGCGCCTACGACATGGGCTATCTGCCAAAGCCAGTGATGG